TGGTTCGTGTATGTCTTTAGTGTGTGGTCTTTATAGGCCATGGGCCTTTTGGTGAGAGGTGTGTCTTGGCTACTCCGTTGTGGCAGAGGAAGGCGGGTCAGGACCCTCAGGGTGGGTTGAATGCTGCTGGTCGTGCTTCTTACAAGAAGGAGACTGGTGGTAATTTGAAGGCTCCGGTGAAGGGATCGCCTGCTGGTCCCGAGGATATGCGGCGCAAGGGTAGTTTTCTTGTGCGTATGGGTAGTGCTTCTGGTCCTTTGAAGGATGAGAAGGGTAGGCCCACGAGGTTGAAGTTATCGTTGGAGGCTTGGGGCCATGGTGGTGACAAGGCTTCTGCGGTGGCGAAGGGTCGGGCGTTGTTGGCTCGGTATCGTGCTTTGAAGAAGAAGGGTGGCAAGTGATGGCGAAGCAACCTCCTTTGGGGAGTGGCGCTCGGTTCAAGGCGTTGGTCTCAAAGTTGAAGAAGCAGGATGTGGATGACCCGAAGGCGTTAGCGGCTTCGATTGGTCGTAAGAAGTATGGTGCGGCCAAGATGGCTGCTTTAGCGAAGAAGGGAAAGATGGATGCCAAAGGTTGATGGGAAGATGTTTCCTTATACTGCCAAGGGTATGAAGGATGCGATGAAGGCTCGTGAGGCGATGGGCAAGAAGCCTATGGCTGGCAAGGCGAAGCCTGTTAAGGGCCAGAAGAAGAAGTGAGTAAGTCTCCTTCTAAGGTTAATGCGGCTGGGAATTACACTAAGCCGATGATGAGGAAGGCCTTGTTTGACAAGATCAAGGCTTCTTCTGTGCAGGGTACGAAGGCTGGCGAGTGGAGTGCGCGTAAGGCGCAGTTGCTTGCTAGGGAGTACAAGGCCAAGGGTGGTGGGTATAAATGAAGGCTCCGCAGAAATCGTTGAAGGCTTGGGGTGAGCAGAAGTGGCGCACTAAATCTGGTGAGCCTTCTTCTAAGACGGGTGAGCGTTACTTGCCGGAGAAGGCGATTAAGGCTTTATCGTCTAAGGAGTATGCGGCTACGACTCAGGCTAAGCGAGAGGGCAAGGCCAAGGGCAAGCAGTTTGTGCCGCAACCAAAGTCGGTGGCAAAGAAGGTTGCGCCTTATCGAAAGGTGAAGTGATGTCTGGCGATGGGAGTTTTTCTTCGGTTCTTTCTTTGGGGGACCGGAGATTATTGCGTCAGGTTGTGAGGAAGGTGCATCTTGCTCATTATCCAGCGGACAAATTGACGGACATTGAGGTGGATAAGTTGATTGATGCTTGGGGTCCTGAGGTTGCTGGGAGTATGGTGAAACGTGCGGTTGATGCGGGTTTGGCTGGGTAGTGGTAGAGTTTGCTTACAAGCCTGATGGGGAAACCTTGAAGGACTTTATGAAGGACAATTCCTTCTTCCGTGGTTTGCGTGGGCCTGTTGGTTCTGGAAAATCTGTGGGGTGTGCGGTGGAGATATTTCGCCGAGCTTTGCAGCAGGAGCCTGATGCCAATGGGGTAAGGAAAACCCGGTGGGCTGTGGTGCGAAACTCGTATCCTCAGTTGCGAACCACGACGATCAAGACATGGTTGGATTGGTTTCCCGAGGATGTGTGGGGCAAGATGTTGTGGCATCCGCCTCCGTACACGCATCGTTTGCAGCGTGGGAAATTGGACATTGAGGTGATCTTCCTGGCCTTGGATAGGCCGGAGGATGTGAAGAAGTTGTTGTCTTTGGAGTTGACGGGCGTATGGATAAACGAGGCGCGCGAGGTTCCAAAGGCAATCGTGGACGCGTGTACGATGCGCGTGGGGCGCTTCCCTTCTATGAAGGACGGAGGTCCTACATGGTACGGCGTAATAGCGGATACCAATGCGCCGGACGAGGATCACTGGTGGCCGATAATGTCGGGGGAGGCTCCGCTGCCGGATCACATAACGCGCGACGAGGCGTTGATGCTGGTGAAGCCGGACACTTGGAACTTCTTCACGCAGCCGGGGGGGATGTTGGAGGAGAAGGATCGTGAGGGTAATCTGACTGGGTATAAGTTGAATCCCAAGGCGGAGAACCGGAAGAACATTACTCCAAACTATTATCCTGACATTATCAAGGGTAAGGCCAAGAGTTGGATTGATGTGTATGTTTTGAATAAGTTTGGCAGTCTTAGTGATGGGAAGCCGATTTATCCTATGTTTAGTGATGAGGTGCATCTGGCCAAGGAGCCTATTTTGCCTGTTCCTGGCGTTCCTATTGTGGTGGGCATGGACTTTGGGTTGACGCCTGCTGCGGTATTTTGCCAGCATGTTAGGGCGAAGTGGGTGATCTTGCATGAGTTGGTCGCGCAGGACATGGGCATTGTGCGCTTTGCGGAGTTGTTTCGCATGGAGGCAGCGCAGCGTTTCCCGGGTGCGAGCTTACAGGTTTATGGTGATCCGGCTGGGGATTACCGCGCGCAGACTGACGAGCGTACGCCTTTCCAGATATTGAGGTCTGCTGGGATCAAGGCTTATCCGGCTGGGAACAATGATGTGGCTTTGAGGTTGGAGGCTGTGAGTACGGCTTTGAATCGCCTGGTGGATGGTCAGCCGGGGTTCTTGGTTGACCCGAGGTGTGTGAATTTGTTGAAGGGCTTTCGTGGTGGGTATCAGTACCGGAGGATGCAAGTTTCTGGTGCTGATCGCTACGAGGAGCGGCCTGACAAGAACAAGTTCTCTCACGTTCATGATGCGTTGCAGTATGCTTTGATTGGTGGTGGCGAGGGCCGGAGTATTATGGGGCAGACCCAGGGTGGTAAGACGGTGCAGGCAAAGCGTGACTTTGATGTGTTCACGAGGAAGCCGCTGTCTAATCGCCAGACGAGGGTTCGCTTCGGTCCATTGTGAGTAGGTATTGCATTACTGCAAACCCACAGCATTGATTCATTTCCCTATATATAGGGAGTTATGGAGGTAAGTTATGGGTGGTATTTTTAACGCCCCGAAGCCACCGCCGCCCGATCCTGCTGTTGAGGCGGAGCGCAAGGCTCGGTTGGAGCAGATTGAGGAGCAGAAGGAAAGCCAATCTGCCGAGCGTGCGGAGGACAAGAAGCGCCGCACTCAGGAGATGGCTTCTCGTAGTGCTGGCATGGTTGGTATGCGCTCGCTGATTTCTGGCTCTCGTGGTGGTGCTGGTTTTGGCCGTGAGTTGTTGGGGTAAGATATGATTTATCAGGATGCGCTACCCTCTTTGCAGGGTGATGAGGCAGCGAGGATAGCTGCTCGTTTTGAGCGTTCAAAGCGCATCAAGGATACTTGGCTCTCCAAGTTTGAGGAGTGCTACGAGTATGCCATGCCTCAGAAGGAAAGCTTCTACGATCAGGCTCAGGGCCAGAGTCGGACTGACAAGATATTCGATGAGACTGCGGTAGTTGGGGTTCAGGAGTTTGCCTCTCGTTTGCAGGCTGGCTTGGTCCCTAACTATGCGCGTTGGGCTCAGTTGGTATCTGGCTCTGAGGTTCCTCCTGACGAGCGTCAGGATGTGGATGGCGCGCTGGAGGAGGTCACGAACTATGTGTTCGAGATTCTCCAGAACAGTAACTTCTCCCAGGAAATCCATGAGTCTTTCTTGGATTTGGCTGTGGGTACTGGGTGCTTGCAGATTAGTGAGGGTGATGCGCTGAACCCTGTGATGTTCACGGCGGTTCCTTTGACGCAGCTAACTCTCGATGTTGGCCCGGACGATAAGATTGATCATATCTTCCGTGAGCGTCAGCTTCGCATTTCCAATATTAAGGTGGCTTATCCCAAGGCTGCATTGCCTGCCTCGATGGCGCAGGCTTTGGCTGACGGGAAGGACGAGTATGTAAAGCTCGTGGATTGTACTTATCGTGTGTATGGTTCTCCCGAGGAGGAGCATCGCCGTGTGGTGTTCGATCCCAAGGAGAAGCATATCTTCTTCCGTGAAACCTATAAGGGTGTGGGTTCTTGCCCTTTTGTGGCGTTTCGTTGGGCCAAGGCTGCGGGTGAGGTGTATGGGCGTGGGCCTCTGATGAATGCCATGCCTGCGGTAAAGACCTGTAATCTGACTGTGCAGTTGATCTTGGAGAATGCCCAAATGGCGATCTCTGGGGTTTACACGCTGGAGGATGATGGGGTTATTAATCCCGATACGATTCAGTTGTTGCCGGGGACTATTGTTCCTGTGGCTCCTGGGTCTAATGGATTGAAGGCTATTGGTGCGGCGGGTAACTTTGATGTGGCCCAGTTGGTGTTGAGTGAGATGCGGATGAACATTCGCAAGGCGCTCTACAATGATATGTTGGGCAATCCTGATAAGACGCCGATGAGTGCGACTGAGGTTTCTCAGCGTATGGCTGACTTGTCGCGGCAGATTGGTTCTGCCTTTGGCCGTTTGCAGGCTGAGATGGTGAACCCGGTATTGCGCCGGGTTGTGTATATCTTGAAGCGTCAGGGTCGTATTAGCCTGCCGACTGTGAATGGCCGTGAGGTAAAGGTGCGCTCTACGAGCCCGCTTGCCCAGGCCCAGGCGCAGCAGGATATTGTGGCGTTTGATCGCTTCATGGAATTGGTTGGTGGTAGGTTTGGACCTCAGTTGGTAAATCTTCTTGTGAAAAGCGAGGAGGCCGCTAAATATCTTTCCGATAAGTTTGGCGTGCCGGAAAGGTTACTGAGGTCTGATCAGGAGCGAGCCGATCTGGTCGCTAAGATTACGCAAGCAACGGGGATGATGAATGGACAGCAACAAGGTGGACCGCAAGCGGGTCCAGGGGGTATTGGGCCCTGATGGTATAGTCAGGGACCTGGAGAAAGAAGCTACTCTTAATGCCTTATTCGCTTCGGTGTTTTCCCGTGAGGACGGGAGAGAGGTATTGAGGTATCTTCGGTCAGTAACCATTGAGGCGGTGGCCGGACCCGGTGTAACGCCTGATGAGCTTATGCACCGTGAGGGCATGAGGTTCTTGGTTGGTATTATTGAGCAACGTGTGGGGAGAGGTAAAAATGGGTGATAGTTTGATTAGTGGGCAGGCTTCTCAGGGCGAGGAGCAGCAGACGCAGCAGCAGGGGCAGGAGCAATCTACCTCTCAGCAGGAGGCTTCTTCGCGGCCAGAGTGGTTGCCGGAGAAGTTTTTCGTTGAGGGCAAGCCTGCTTTTGAGCTTTTGGCTAAGAGCTATGGGGAGCTTGAGACAAAGTTCCGTTCCAAGGAAGATGATTTGAAGGCTCGTCTTGTGGAGGAGTTGGCCAATGAAGCTGTTGCCAATCGCCCTGAGGCGGCTGACAAGTATGAGTTGCCGGAGATTGAGGGTGCTGACCTTTCTCAGATGGCGAATCACCCGCTGGTAAAGTGGTGGGCTGACTTCTCTTTCGAGAATGGCTTTGATCAAAACACCTTCAAGACCGGGATTGAGACTTACATCCAATCTCAATCTTTTGGGATGCCTAATCCTGAGGAGGAGATAAAGGCCCTTGGGGATAACGCCAAGGCTCGGACTGAGGCTGTGGGCTTGTGGGTTGGCAAGAACTTTGCGGCTGATGAGATTGGCCAGATCGAGCGCCTTTGCACCACTGCGGCTGGGGTGAAGGTCATGGAACGCATTATGGGTATGATGCGTGGCGAGGGCGGCCAGGTGGTTGATGATCGCAGCCCGGTAGATGACGAGGCAGATGTTATGAAGCTGATGAATGATCGCCGCTACTGGTCGCCAAGTGAGCGCGATCCTGCTCTGGTTAAGAGGGTAGAGGCCTTCTTCCAGAAGAAATTCAAGTAATCTTCCTGGGGAGGGATAGATGATTGTGAAGTCTATTGAGCGCACAGATATTGGTAATTGTGTGGAGTTAGGTAAGCTTCTCCATAACGAGAGCCCATATTATGGCCGATCTGAGTTCAATGAGAGCAAGCTGTATCGGCTTGCTGAGTTGTGCATTAACGATCCAAACTACTGCTGCTTTGTAGCCCAGGACAATGACGACAATATCATTGGCATGATTGCTGGTGTTATTGGCACTCATTTCTTCTCTGACTGCAAATACTCTACTGACATCACATTCTTTGTGAAGCCTGAGAGTAGGGGATCAACGGCTGCTTTGCGGCTATTGACTGCCTTTTGCATTTGGTCTGAGGCAATGGGATGTGATGAGATTCGGTGTGGTGTTAGCACTGGAATCAGGATTGATGCGGCGGATCGGATATACAAGAAGTTTGGCTTCAAAGAAGAAGGCAGGCTTTATGTGATGGTTCCCAACAAAGATAAATTGGTCCATTGAATTAGAGGCCAATTATTTTGATTGTCCGAGGCGAGGCCCGTTTAAGGCTGGTCGAGCCCCGTTTGGGATAACTCACTTCCCAGTCTGCTTCGGACAACCTTATTGG